CCACTTCTTAGTCAAAGGAGTGGGTTCATAATCCGTCCACATTGTACCACGAGCACAGGATTCAAGTGCTTCCATGGTCATCTTTTCTGTACGACCTGCCCAGGATGCCTCTGCTTCCCAAGGGCGAGCATGAGGTGGATAAGTACGCTCCACCATCTCACGGTACATCATAGGAACATCTTCCTCTGGTTTAATGATCGCAATCATAGAATTCTCGATAGAACCTGCCATACAATCTTGTGCAGCGTGCCAACCCTCATGGCGCATTACTGCCATCAGCACGCCAGGTCGGCGCATATAAGTTTTATTGAGGAAAAAATTATTGCTTACAGTATGATAAACACCACGATGCCCAACAGGAAAATACTTTTCATCTGCTAAAAACACTCCAACGCCGACATGTTCCAAGGCAGTGAGCATCCTACCGAACTCGTCAGCAATAATGTCAAAATCACTATCGGGATGAGCATCAGCAATAGTGCTGATACTTTCGACTCTCTGGACATCTTTGGTGCATTCGCGGAGTAACATACACCCCATTGCATCCATAGTATAGAATCCTTTTTGAATTTTAGACTCATTTGCCAGTACTGGAGTAGCAAGCAAAATAGAACCAACAAATCCAAGTAATAATTTTTTCATAATATTATATGAAGTATTTTTTATATAGTTGTGTTGCTTCAGCGTGTTTTCCGCTTTCGTTCAACTGTTTTATTTTCTGTAGAATTTTACGCTTGAAATTAACCGATAGAATCTCCGCCATGATCTTCTCCTATAAATTCGAGAGAATAGATATCATGATCATCAATGTCTGGATTAAGCCACTCACTGAACTCTGACTGAATAGCGTGAGCATCTTCCACACATGCCAGTGGGTCCTTGGATGGAAGTTCTAAAAGAGTGTGAATTCGATCAACTGCCCAGTCGTGAGTCGTCTTAAGGGTTTGCTCCAAAGTTACCATAATCTTTTCGCATGTAGCGTCCTAGAATATTGCTATTGTAGTACGCGGGCGAACCGTCGTCAAGTGCTTCAATCAACACGTTATTTAGGAATAATTGCTTAGTTTCCTCATAGTTACACTGCCCCTTAGTAACATGAAGACTCAATATTTCTCTACTGAAGATCTCTTTGCCATACTTTTTCACGTCTTCTTTCAGTTCAGGACAAGAACCATAATACTTTTTCCAATCTGATTCTTGTTTTACTTTTCTTTTCTTTCCCGGTGGCGTTCTAAAAGACCAGAAATACTTTCTCCCAATGTACGATCGTCCGATGGACTTATTGGTAATGAGATAAACAAACCCAAAGTTGTCCCCAATATCAATAGTGTCAAAAATTTTGCCATCATATCTCCATGGATTATCGTAGCTCATACTATAGAATTCTATGAGCTATTATTTATCTTTAACCCTAGCAAAGCGATTCTACTCAAATAATAAGGATTTGTCAAGTTACCCCGAAATAAATAACATTAAAGACTGAAAAAATGTCAGCATATACTCAAAATATCTTTATCAATATACATTCTGACTTTGAGCATCCATTTGATGTTATTGATGGGACTGGACAGGTTGTAGATGTGACCAATTTGGATTTTGCTTCTCAAATGAGAAAACATCCAGATAGTTTAACTGCTGTTGGATTTGCTGTAACTGTCTTAAATGCAGAACTAGGAAAGATTCAAATTTCTATGGGAAGCACTTTTACCGGAACTTTAAAACCAGGTAGACATGTTTATGATGTAGTTTCTACTTCTCGTCAAAATGCAGAGAAGAGTATCGTTGTTGAAGGATCTGTCTTGGTACGGGCAGGTATATCTTCCGGTTGTTTCTAATATTTCTATAAGGAGAACCTAATGGCTGCCTCAGTATATACAGTCAATCTTACAATCCATACTGGAACCGATTTTGGACAAAATTTTGTTTTTGAAAGTGTTGATTCAAATGCAAGATTAAATCTTGTAGGATATCAAGTATGTGCTAAGATGAGAAAAGCAGAACAATCCATAACATATACTTCTTTCACTACTGAAATTACAGATTATAGTAGTGCCAGAATCAGGTTGTCCATGACTAATGCGGTCACTTCAACTTTGAAACCAGGAAAATATTTGTACGATGTCTTGCTACAAGATCCCAGCGGCAACATTGAGAGAGTTGTAGAAGGTCTTGTAGACGTTAAAAGAACTGTAACCAGATAATAAAAAAGGAGGGTTGCCCCTCCTGAGTATTATTTGAGTTTTGTATCAGCGACGTTGAGCAGCATACCACTTCTCAAAGTCCTCTCTACGCTTATCACCTCTTGGTGGCATAGGAGTCTTTTCTCCACGAACAGGAGCATACTTTTTGCTCTGCTCTCTTTCATACTTTTCAGGGTTGTTGCGAGCCTCTTGTGATTCATCAACGAACTCCACATCTTCTTGACGAAGTGCTTTACGACGCTTTTTCTCAATCTGCTTACGAGTAAGAACTTCACCCTTACCACGATTAGCATCGGGGTCATAGTTATTAGGTGGAGTGAAATTACTTCCAAAAGCCTTAATGTTTTGTCTTACACTAGCAGTTTTTTGCTTATTACTCATACGACGTGAGTCTTCATCAAGAGTGAATTGAGCAACAAGAGAATATGCTTCTTGCTCAGTGTGTCCTCTCTCAATTAGAGACTCAATCATTTGATCGAGTTCCAGTTCTTCTTTTACTTTCTTTCTAGGATCATTTGCTTCACCTCTTTCATAATCTGCCTTGGTATAAGGTCTGAAATCATCTCTTCCACCACGACTGGTGTCACTAGCACCATAACGCTGCTTTCTTCTCTTTGCTGCTCTTTCTCTCATTGCAGCAATAGAGTCTGCCTCTTGGATGGCTTCCTCACTCATGCGGCTGACAACTTTTTGTGCCTGGCGCTTAATGAATCCCTTAATGCCACTCTTTGCTTTCTTTTTCGCTTCACCAGGTGCTCTCTTAACAGCATCTGCTGCCTTGGTAACGCTGTGCTGTGCTGCTCTACCCGCTCTTCTTGCCTCATCCTTAGCAATCGAACCAGCAATCTGAGCACCTGCCTTAGCAGCAGATGCCTTCTTCTTAGCAGTGTCAACAGCACCCTTTGCTGCGGCACCTGCTGCTTTTAGAGCGTCTCCTGCCTTTCTTCCAGCGTATCTTCTTCTAGCGCCTACAGGAGCACCAGATGCTCTTCTAGCAGCAGTATCGTGACCAAAGGTGACCTTTGCTTCCTCAAGATACTCGTTGGTGGCATCCTCTACTGCGGAACATGCTTCTTCCTCAGTGAACCCCTCTTCAATACATTCTGCTACCAGTTCCTCAAAGATTTCATCAAGAATTTCTTCTTCGATGACTTCTTCAGTCTGATACATTTTAACGTATGCTTCAGTTATTCCCTTAATATCTTTGGATAACATGGTCAGTTTTATAAATTCCTAAACATATTTATAAAAAAAGAGGGTCTTGCGACCCTCTATCTTAATCTGGGATATCCCCATATGCTTCATAAGAATTATATTCTCCAAACATATAAGAATCAGACTTTGCTGCTTCTCTATACATTTCTAACGCATCTTCAGTTTTTACACAATTACATTTACAGTTTCCTTTACAGAGAGAATCCTGAGAAGGTATCTGCTTTAACGTCTTGTTTGATTCCTCCGACGATGTAAGATTCGACTTCGGTTTCTTGGGGTGCCACTTGAAGACCCTTAGAAGAGATCCAATGCTCTGTCCAAGGTAGTGGGTTATTTTTTGCTGGTATGTCATAGAGCGGTTTGAGTCCGATTGCTTTCATTCTGCGGTTGGCAATCCATTCAACATACTGCTGAAGTAGTTTGTCGTTCAGACCAATCATAGAACCGTCCTTGAACAGATACTCTGCCCAATACTTTTCTTGATTGACTGCGTTCTCAAACGCCTTATACATCCATTGCTCTTCTTCTTTAGCAATCCTCGCCATCTCTGGATCATCACCATTCATCCAATTTTTCATGATGTTTTGAGTGATGACCAAGTGCTGATTCTCATCCCTAGCGATTAGTGAGATGATTTTTGCACTTCCTTCCATAAGCTTGAGTTCGCCAAAAGCAAAACTGCAAGCAAATGACACGTAAAAGCGAATGCCTTCAAGAATATTAACGTTTGCAACTGCTCTGAAGAGTTTGCGCTTGAGTTCATACCTTGCCTCTTTTGCGTATGGGACTTGCTCTAATGCGTGCATCCACTCAGCAGAATTATCATACTGATGTGCTGAGTTGATAAAATCATTATACGCTTGAGTCACGGTCACTGCACGCTCCATAATGCGATCCTCTTTGAGGATAGTATCAAAAACCTCAGATGGGTCTGAATAAACGTTTTTGATAATATATGTGTAGGAGCGTGAGTGAATCATTTCCATGAATTCCCACACTTTCATACAAGCCTCCAGTTCAGGGAGGGA